CTCTATTATCTTTTAACCCATCAATCCAAGATGTTATTTGAGCTATTCGTTTTTGATATAGTAAAAAATCAGCTATAAGTTTAGCTTCACGAATGTGTTCAATTTTTTTCAAAGTACCTTCATCAACGATGGGTTGACCAGTAGGAGTAAACCTTTCTGGTTTCCAACCGAAGTCTATTAGATACTCACCTATTTGTTTACGACTTCCAAGATTAAATTCTTGTAAAGACTTACGCATGAATGGTTCAAAGTTTTTAGTTTTAAAACATTTCTCATATTCATCATCTGTTAAACCTCGTTTAGATAACTCACCATCCTTTCTTATATAAGGGGTGACTATTTTTTCATCTACCCATTTGGGTTTAAATGTATCGTGTACCTCATCTTCTACAGCTATCATCTTTGATTTTAAGGTAGCAAGTAAGGTCATTGCTTGTTTGCTATCAAAATAAAATCCGTTATTCTCTTGATCCTTTATTACATCAGCAACTATATGTTCTAGTTGTATTGATTCTTCACTAAAAGTTTTACCTTCTTCCAGTAAGCTTTTGTATACTAGCTCATTAAGCTTTACATCTTGTATACAATAGTCTAACATCTCGGGGGTATATGAATCAAAGTCTTCAGGTTGTTCTTGTTTTGGAGACCCAACTCTATAGCCCCAAGTTTTTAAGCTATGCCCATTTTCTCTAATTGGATTGTAAAGTCTGGACATTACTAAAGTATCTTCTATTTCAGCTCGGAACACAGCACCATGTAATCTTTTTAAAGTGGGGATATCATATCCTATAATGTTGTGTCCTATTAATACTTCAGCAGTTTGTAAAAATTCTATACCTTCTTTAATTTGTGTGTTGTCAAACGTATGTATAGTACCATCTAATTCTTTAGCAACTATACACCACACAACAGTAGGTTTTAAACCGTCTGCCTCTATGTCAAATATAATTTTAGAACGGGATAAGTTCGTCTTCATTGTCAAATGTCTCCTCTTCTGATATCTCAGATAATCTACCTGTATCAGTATTATATGTTAAACTACACGCTAATCCAGTATCTCCTGTATACCTAGACTTTAATACTCTTACTCTAGTTATGTTAGCTTCTTTTGGATTCTTAGCCTGTTGATTTCTTTCCAAAGCAATTACACAATCAGATAGTTGTGCTATTCCTTGTGAACCTTTAAGGTGAGAAAGAGAAACTTCAATGCCTTGCTCGTGTCCTTTATCACCTGCTGCTCTTCTTAAATGAGAGACAAGCACCAAGCCTACACCTGTTTCTTCTACTAAACTCCTAAGTCTATTCATTAATAGATCAATACCTCTACGTTCATCCCCTTCTGAGATAACATTAACAAGCATGTGTAAGTGATCTACTATTACCCACTTACATTCACAACCTACTATAATATATCTAAGTTTTGAAAATATCTCATCAATATCTGTAGCTCCTAAATGAGCATGAATAAATACTCTACCTGATGGTATAGCCTTATCAAATAAAGTGAGTAAGTCTTCTTCTGTATATTTGTTTCGTTTTTCTGTCAGATAAATTCTATCGTTTGCTTGTATAGATAAGATTCCATCTGCAGTTCGTAACCAGTTTTCTTCAAGAGCCACAATACCTACGTTATCATTAGTATTTTTAATAAGCCAATGCTCTAACTCTCTAGTAACTGAAGACTTGCCTAGTCCTGTACCACCTGTAAGGGTTACGAGTTCTCCTTTACGCATTCCATAAAGCTTTTTATTAAGCCCATCCCAAGGATAAGCAACACTCTCTTTTACTTCTCTGTTTAACCAATCATCTTTCTGACTGGAAAGTTCTAAAATTCCTGATGGTGTGTATGTTTTAGATTCCCACCATGAGCTTGTAAACTCTTGGAATTTTTTATTACGAAGCATATCATTAGCATCTTTATACCCGTTAGGGAATGACATTATTTTAGTCTTGCCCGGTTTTAATATACGAGCTACTGCTTTTGCAGCATCTTTACCTGCTCTATCGTTATCAAAACATAAGACTACATTATCAAATGATTCTACAAATTCAATGCTCTCTCTTATATCTTTAACTGCTGATGATGCTCCTCGTTTAACTGATACGACTGCCCACTTACCTTGAAATAATTCATGGACTGCCATAGCATCACACTCACCTTCAGTAATAGTAAGATATTTGCCACCAGTATTTCTATAAAGTTGTTCACCAAACAGTCCTGTTCCTTCAAACGAACCATTACAGGCAAAGTTTTTACTATCTACATATCTTATTTTAGTTCCTACTATCTCTCCACCATTAAAGAATGGATAGATGTGTTGAGTAACCTTACCATTTCTATCAGTAACCACTTTCACTCCAAACTTTGTGGCTGTCTGTTGTGATATACCTCTATCAGTAAGCTCTCCGTAAGCACCAGTATAAGAACTTACAAAACTTTCTGTTGGTTGTTTAGTTTCTACAACACTTCCTGTTGAAGATTCTTCATAGTCAGGGAAGAAACTTTCACAACTGAAACATTTAGCAGACCCGTTAGCGTTTAACGATACGGGATCAGAACCCCCACATTTAGGGCAGGGTAGTTTGTGTTTAATAAATTTAGTTTGTTCTTGTTGCATTCTATCTCCATTTTAAGAAAAAAAAAACGAGGCGTTGTATATGGATTGTTCCTTTAAGCTCCATCCAAGTAGTAGAGCACCTCATTAAGATTATGATTTAGCTAGACTCTTCAGTAGTATCTTCCTCTGCTACTACTTCAGCTTCTTCTACATCATCAGGGTTTTCGATTTCTACTAAAGCTTCTGGAGTTTCTTTTAAAAGATTCTCTAGGTTGCTTCGGTGAGTAGAACTTGCGAATTGTAAAGCTTCTATAAGAGTTTCTAAGTTTCCAACCTTAGAAATAGTTACAGTTGCTCCACGTTTTTTATCTTCATCTGATATCTTATTAACATCATATGAGACTTCACCTTCATCATTTTTAATACTTATAATCATATTAAAATTCCTCCCCTTCATCAAAGAATTCAGAGCCATCTTCTGCCCTGTATTCTATTAGGTCAACGATTTGAACAGCTTGTAGGTCTAGTCCTGTATAAGGACCATACTTTCCTTCACCAGAATACTCGTTGTATTGTACTCTGATTTTAGAGCCATTGCCAACAGCTAGATTAACTTCCTGCTTACTTTGATCAAGCAATCTAGGTGCAGACCTAACCATTCCGTTAGGACCATTCACCTTACGCTTAATTATTAAAGCTGGACCTTCATCCATCTGTTTAACCCGATGCCCACGACTGGCAAAATCATTTGCAGTCTCCTCATCAACAACTAAGTTGACTGTGTACACAGGTTCAAAAGTCGTATTAGGTGTCTTGATTGATGCCCAATACGCAGTTCCTTCTAAAATTGCCATAGTATTACCTCCTTTGGTTTTATGGTTAAGAAGTCGGTTAAAATTAAGTGAGAGTTTTGAGCAACTACTCTCGAAGTTATGGACAGAGCCACACCAAAAGCTTCATTGGAGATAGAGGGCTTATATATTTGGTAACTCATGATCTTGCCTGACACTCTATCAGCTTTGCTTCTCCATGTCAAGCATTATATCTTCTAAAGATATATAAGATTCATCAAAAAGTCTGACATAAAAGTTGCCCTCGGTATCCCACGATACATCATGAGCTACTTTATTTTCATAAAACTCTTTGTAATTCTCATCCACATAATCTGTGAATTTTTTATATTGTTCTTTTGTTAGTTTAACATATTTTAACATGTTCAATCTCCAAAATAATTTTCTATTATTACTAGCTTATCTTCTAACTGAGCCATTTTAGATAGCTCTCCGTCAATCGTCTCTGTTAAAGAGGGGTGATCAGCCAGTCCAACTGTGCGTTCTAATAGAACTTCTATATTTAATCTATGCAATTCAATATTAGATTTGTAATATTGTACCATAGATTCTATTATATTTTCTCTCACTTTATACTCCTACGTTTTATGTCATGCTAAATCACTAATGTCTTTTAACATATAACATTCATTTTCAAATGACCAATTAAATAAATATACATTAAAAAGATAAAAGGATAGAATAATAAATAAATAAATAAAATCTTTTTTTGTAAATTTATATTTCATATTATACTCCACCTCTACGATATAAGTCAACTAATTCCTCACCAGATTTTCTACTACCGAAGACATGAATTAACTTATTGTTTTTATATCTTTTTATAATACCACCATTATGTTGGACATCCGTTACGTTACTGTTAGCTGTATCTTGAGGTCTATTATCATACCACATTGATTGTATTCGGTGTATGTGTACACACTTGATCCCTTCTGCCCACTCTTCTGCTTCTAATAGTAGTTTTTGTTTGTTTACTCTATACTTATATTCTGACATTAGTGTTTTACCTCCCCTAAAGATGCATCTTTTAGAAACTCGTTCAATACGTTAGCATCAATTTCACTCCTCAGTCCTCTAAGATAATCAACATCCATATTTATTATATCCCAAGTTGTATTGCAAGAAGTCTTTGTTACTTTAAAGATATCTTGCACACTTTCAAAACCAAGCATACTATCTATCACAGAATAGATAGAGTTCGCAAAAGTTTTTAAAGTTTCTTGTTTATTATCCATCAATACCTCTACTAAATACTCATCCATTTGAGCTAACCTCCTGTAATTCTTTATAAGTTTTAATATGTGGAAACTTTTTAAGGTGTTTCATAATCCACTTGTCTGTCATATAAGACAGATGTAGTTGTCCTTGTCCGAAAACATGTGTTTCTTCTGGGAGCAATCCCTCAACATTTTCTGGTGTAATTGTGTTTGCTTGATCTTCAGGCAATAAGGTTCGCAACCATTCAACTTGAATAGGTCTAATTCTTTTCCTCAATTTTTTTAATTGTTTACTGTTCATTGTAAAACCTTGAATTCAACATAAGGTTTTTCAACATGTCCTTCAGGTAAGAACTCAACTCTATCTACAACTTCGTGTAGGTCATAGGTTGTACTCATAGTATCTCCGTCTTCGTTGTGAGACAACACAAGTCCTTTACCTGCAAAAGGTCTACCACTCCAACTAAAATATCTAGTAGGGTTTTTACGTAAGCCCTCATCATCTATAAATAAATCTTCTTGTTCATTTAACATAACGACATCAAAGGTAGAGCACTCTATTAACAAATAGATATCTTTGTAAT